AGGAAGGAAGGGCGCTTTTATGGCGTAGAGACAGAATTTCCCAAAACTAATCCTAAACGCTAATAACGTGATATGATTAAACAATAAAGTATATAGGAGGAAGTATGGCATCTACAGGTGGAGTTAAGATAGGATCAAGCTATGACGAGGCTAGAACGCGAAAAGTTAACGCAGAAGCTGAGATTGCTGAGTTAGAATTAGCGAAAGTTCATGGCACTTTGGTAATTGCAGAAGATGTAGTTAAAGCATGGGAAGACGTACTTGGCGCATTAAAAGGTAAATTAACGTCTATACCCACAAAAGCTGCTCCAGTCGTATCAGCAGAAACAGAAGCTGGTATGTGTCAGAGCATTTTAGAAGATTTGCTTAATGAAGCATTAGAGGAACTCAGTAACTATGACCCAACAATTAACGCGACAGAAACGAAAGGAACTGAAGACGTATCTGAAGACGGCACTAAAGACGCTAAAGCCACCACCAAGACTAAGCGTAAGTCAGTGGGCAGACCAAAAAAGGCGACTAGACTCTCAAAGTAGTGCTGAACCGGGAAGATGGCATACTGCTCGTGCTGAATACCAACGAGGAATTATGGATGCTTGTTCTGATGCCAGCATTAAAGAAGTTGTTGTTATGGCGGGAGCGCAGTTAGGCAAGTCAGAAGCATTGCTTAACATTATTGGTTATCACATAGATAACGATCCATCTCCCATACTTTGTCTTCAGCCCACGCTTGAGATGGCACAAGCCTTTTCTAAGGATCGAGTTGCTAACGGTTTGCTTAAAGCGACAGTTTGTTTGCGTGGAAAGGTAAAAGACCCTCGCGCCAGAGACAGTGGAAACACCACCTTGCACAAGTTGTTCCCTGGTGGGAGTTTGACGCTCGTGGGTGCTAACAGTCCATCTGGTCTTGCTTCACGACCCATTCGTCTTGTCCTCTGCGATGAGGTTGATAGGTATCCCGCGAGTGCAGGTTCAGAGGGTGATCCGATACAGTTAGCCCGTAAAAGGGCGGCTACGTTCTGGAATCGTAAGATTGTCATGGTTTCGACTCCCACGAATAAAGACGCTAGTCGTATCGAGGAAGCGTTCGAAGCATCAGATATGCGTTACTACAATGTACCGTGTAAACATTGCCATCATAAGCAGAAGCTAAAGTGGTCTAACGTGCAGTGGGAAGAGGGCGATCCAGATTCGGCTAAATACCTATGCGATGAGTGCGATACGTTATGGACTGACTCTGATAGAAGATGGTCTATTCGTAATGGCGAGTGGATAGCAGAGAAAGAGTTTGCAGGTATTGCGGGATTTGCTATTAACGGTCTTTACTCGCCTTGGACACCACTATCTGATGGCGTTAAGGATTTCTTGTCCATGCGTAAAAATCCTGAGCAACTTAGGGTGTGGACTAACACTTATCTGGGTGAGACATGGGAAGATCAGGGTGAAACCATCGATGATTACTCTTTAGCAGAGAGAAGAGAGGCTTATGGCGAGCATATACCCGAAGAAGTTATATTTCTTACTTGCGGTGTCGATGTACAGGATGATCGCTTAGAATTGTCAATTATTGGTTGGGCGCGTGACGATGAATCATACGTTATTGATCACAAGGTTTTATATGGCGATCCTAGCACACCTCAGCTATGGACTAGCCTAGACAGTCATCTTTTCACAACTTACATGACAAATGACGGCAGACCTCTTCCTATAAGGGCATCATGTATTGACAGTGGAGGTCATTTCACAAATGCGGTATACTCCTATGCTAAGAAAAACTATGCACGAAGAGTATTTGCCATTAAAGGTGTTGGTGGTGAGGGCAAGGCAATAGTAGGTAGACCCAGTAAAAACAACATTGGAAAATGTATGTTGTTTCCTGTTGGCGTTGACACAGCAAAAGACCTATTATTTGCTAGACTAAGAATTAAGGAAGAGGGTGCAGGTTATATTCACTTCCATGATGACTTAAATGAAGAATATTTTAGGCAGTTAACAGCCGAAAAGATCATCACTAAGTTTACAAGGGGATACAAAAAAAGAGTATTCCAAAAGATAAGACCTCGTAACGAAGCATTAGATTGCTTTGTTTACGCAATTGCAGCATATGCTATATTAAATGTTGATATAAATGCTTTGGCAGACAATAGAGATAGACAGCCGCAACAGCAAGCTGAAACTAGCGTTAAGCCAAGAGAATCATTTGTACCAAAAACAAGGAAAAGCTTTGTTAATTCGTGGCGATAAAGGTATAAATTAATGGCGAATCTATTTGATGCTGCTAATGCTCCTGAGGGAGAACCAAAAACAATAGTTGTTGGCGATTTCGTACAATGGAAGCGATCAGACTTCATAACGGACTACCCATCAGCAAGTTACACAGCTAAATATGTTGCTCGTATTAGTGGCGGTGGCAGCAACGAAATAACCGTAACTGCTACTGGTCAAACATCTCATTACCTATTTACCATATCGACTACAACAAGTGATGACTTTGTTTCAGGTCATTATTACTATCAGCTAGAAATTGAGCGCACATCAGACAACGAAAGAATCGTTATTGATAGAGGTCATTTCACAGTTGTACCTGATCTTGATGTAAATAACGCTGATCCACGTTCACACGCAGAAATAATGCTTGGTAAGATCGAAAGTTTACTCAGTGGTAAAGCTGATTCAGATGTGGCAAGCTATTCCATAGCTGGTAGATCGCTAAACAAAATGACATTTGAAGAGCTTGTGAATGCTAGAGACTTCTATAGACGAGAAGTTAAGCAAGAAATGAACGCCATCGACATTAAGCATGGGCGTAAAAGCTCAAGCACTATAAAAGTGAGGTTTTAAATGGCTATTTTTGATATGTTCAAGCCTAAAGCCGTTAAAAAAGATAAAGTATTTAAGAGATCATACTCAGCAGCTAATACTAACAATTTATTTAATGATTTTCGGGCATCTGAGCGATCAGCAGACTCTGAGTTACGACCAGCACTAAAATCAATTAGATCACGTTCACGCGACCTAGCCAGAAACAACGAATACGCTAAAAAGTACCTAAACCTACTTAAAATTAATGTAGTTGGCGAAAAAGGCTTTACTTTGCAGGTAAAAGCAACAGATACCATAGGTAAGTTAGACAGAGATGGTAATCAAAAGGTTGAATCTGCATTTCGTAAGTGGGGTAAGCTTGGTAACTGTACCGTAGATGGTGGTATGTCATGGATTGATGCACAGAAACTAGCAATTGAATGTCTAGCCCGTGATGGTGAAGTGTTTATTGTTAAGCATAGAGGAAATTCATTCCACGATTCATTTGCGCTAGAGTTCCTTGAACCTGATCAGATTGACGAGCAGAAAAACGAAAGACTGCCAAACGGCAATCAAGTACGCATGGGTGTCGAGCTTGACAAGTTTCGCAAGCCTGTTGCATATCATGTAATGACATATCATCCCGGTGATTACGATTACTCGACAACTGGAAAGTCACCTAAGCACGTTCGTATACCCGCGGATAGAATGATTCACCTGTATGACCCTAATCGTGCAGGACAGTCTCGCGGTGAGCCTTGGATGGCTTCTGCTATCTCTGCAATGAAGCAGTTAGGCGCATTAAGAGAAGCTGCGGTAGTAAATGCTCGTATTGGTGCTAGTAAGATGGGCTTTTTCACCTCTCCTGCAGGTGATGGGTTTGTTGCAGACGATTTAGACGGCAATGTACCTATAATGGAAGCGCAACCAGGTACGTTTCATCAACTACCAAATGGCGTAGACTTTAAGACATTTGACCCTCAATACCCTAATAATGAGTTTGATTCATTCCACAAGTCAGTGCTTAAAGGCATTGCTTCTGCATTAGGCGTTAGCTATTTTGCTCTATCTAACGATTTAGAGTCTGTTTCGTACAGTTCTATCCGTCAGGGCGCACTAGAAGAGCGTGATTCATATCGCAACCTACAAAAGTTTGTAACTGATCACTTTGTTCGCGTAGTTTATGATGATTGGCTTGCAGCATCGATGGAAGTTAACAGTTTTGGTATACCTTTACGTCAATATGATCGTTTTTGTGAAGCTGCTCAATTCCGAGGCAAGGCATGGAACTGGGTTGACCCGCAGAAAGAAATGAATGCCGCCATTACAGGGCTAAAAGCGGGCGTTCTAAGCCTGTCTGACGTAGCAAGCCAGTATGGTAAGGATGTAGAGGAGTTAGTGTCGCAGATCGCACGAGATCGCGATATAGCAGACCAATACGGAGTTAACTACGCTCTTGAGCCGTATGGTGCTGACTTTAACAGTATTAACCCTGATATAATCGGAGAAGATGATGCCGAAGTTTAAGGGTAAAGAGATAAACACTAAACCTACTGATGGAATGGTGTCAGAAGCTGTAAAAGGCTTAGAGTGGCGTAAAGAACATGGTCGTGGTGGCACTGAAATTGGTGTAGCTAGGGCAAGAGACATAAAGAATAGAAAAGAGCTATCATTCGATACTGTAAAAAGAATGTACTCTTTTTTTAGTCGGCATGAAGTAGACAAGAAAGCTGATGGATTTAGCCCCGGAGAGAAAGGATACCCAAGTGCAGGGCGTATAGCTTGGGCATTATGGGGTGGCGATGCAGGGTTTTCTTGGTCTAGAAAGATTGCTAGTATGTTAGACGATGATAGAAACGAAGAGGCTGTAAATATGGACAATGAAGTAGAAGTAGAAGCTACTGTTGAGTCTGTTGACGAGGTTCGTGCTGAAGAAGTAGTTGAGGAGACAGTAGAAGAAACTGCTGAAACTGTAGAAGAGACTACAGAAGAAGTGGAAGAAGAAACTGATCGCTCGGCTAGTCCTGAAGTACAGCATCGTGCAATGGAGATGGAATTATCTCCCATTGATGAAGACACTAGAACAGTTAAGATGGCAATATCGAGTGAAGAGCCTGTAGGTCGTTCGTTCGGTACTGAAGTATTAGACCATACGCGAGAGTCGATTGATTTATCGTTCTTAGCATCTGGTCGCGCACCATTGCTTTTGGATCACGATCCAGAAAAGCAGATTGGTGTGATTAAATCGGTAGAGCTTGACGAGAATGCGCGTAGACTGCGCGCAGAGGTTCGCTTTGGAAAAGGTGAATTGGCTCGTGAGGCTTTCTCTGATGTTGTTGATGGAATTAAAGCTAACATTTCCGTTGGTTATTCTATTGGCAAAATGGAAAGAGACAAAGACGACAAGGAAACTTATCGCGCTAAGTCATGGAAACCCGTTGAAGCAAGTTTGGTGTCTATTCCTGCCGATATGACAGTTGGCGTTGGGCGTTCAGGCAAAGCTGAAAATAAACCCGTAATTAAAACTTCCCTAAAAGAGAGA